AATGATATTGGAACACTCTCAAATGAAGACGCAATCAAGCGTTCTGTAGTTAATTTAATCAGAACAAGGGTTGGAGAAAGGTTTTTTAACTCACTTTTAGGGTCAAAGGTAGAAAGTTACTTTTTTGAACTTGTAGATAGTGGAATTGTAGACCCTTTACAGGAAGAAATTAAGACTGTCCTCTCCAACTTTGAACCAAGAGTTGTTGTTAGAGATGTAAATGTTGCACTATATCCTGAAGATAATGAACTTGATGTAACCATTACTTATGATATTGTTGGACTTGCTGTTCCAACACAGGCAATTAACTTCATATTACAACCAACCAGATACTAATGGCATTCACAGATTTCACTAATCTGGACTTCGATCAGATTAGAACCTCCATCAAAGACTACTTAAGAGCAAATTCAACCTTTAGCGACTTTGATTTTGAAGGTTCTAACTTCTCCATTTTAATTGATGTACTTGCCTATAATAGTTACCTAACTGCCTACAACACCAACATGGTGGCAAATGAGGCATTTCTAGACAGTGCAACCCTCAGGGAGAATGTAGTATCCCTGGCAAGGAACATAGGGTTTGTACCCCTTTCTAGAAGGGCATCAAGAGCAACTATTTCATTTATAGTGACTGGAATTAACCCACTATTATCAACTGTTACATTAAAAGCAGGTATAGTATGTACAGGGTCATTAGATAATACAAGTTATATCTTTTCTATTCCAGAAAATATCACTGTTGGAGTGTCTAATGGCGAAGCAGTTTTTTCTGAAATAGAAATTTATGAAGGGACATATCTTACAAAAACCTTTACTGTAAATACTTCTCAACCAAATCAAAAATACATTATACCAAATCCTTTTGTAGATACCTCTACAATTAGAGTAAATGTTATTAGCAATGGAACAAATGAGCAATACATTGCTGTAGATAATATTGTAAGTATTGACTCTACCTCACAAATCTTTTTGATTCAAGAAATTTCTGACGAAAAGTATGAACTTTTCTTTGGAGATGGAATTTTTGGTAAAAAGTTATCTAATGGAAGTGAAATTACTGTTTCTTACATAGTAACTAATGGACCATCAGGAAATGGTGCATCCAATTTTACTTTTTCAGGTATACTAAGAGACAATAATGATAATATTTTATCTGCATCTATTGGTTCAGTAGTAACTAATTTAGCAGCACAGAATGGTGACAATATACAATCTGTAGAGTCTGTAAGGTACTACTCCCCTAGATTGTATGCCTCACAGTATAGAGCAGTCACTGCAGGTGATTATGAGGCACTTTTACCATCAATTTATCCAAACATTGAATCAGTAACTGCATATGGTGGAGAAGAGTTAGACCCTCCACAATATGGAAAAGTTTTTATAGCAGCAAAACCAAAAAATTCAGACTATCTTTCCCAATCAACAAAAGAATCTCTTTTAAATTCATTAAGAAAATATTCTGTAGCTGGAATTAAACCAGAGTTTGTAGATATTAATGTTTTATATGTAGAACTTGATTCAACTGTGTATTACAATGCAAGTTATATTGGGTCTGTTAGTGACTTACAAACTCAAATTACCAATTCTTTAAATACATATTCAAATTCCACTGATTTAAATAAATTTGGAGGAAGATTTAAGTATAGTAAAGCATTAAGAGTCATTGATTCCACTAATACTGCTATAACATCAAATATTACAAAAGTTACTATTAGAAGAAATATAGGTGCAATAATCAATAATCCAACAAATTATTATATTTGTTTTGAAAATAGATTTTACATAGATCCTAATGGGTATAATATTCGTTCAACAGGATTTTATGTTCAAAATAATCCAAATGTAATTTATATCTCTGATAAACCAAATTTAGACTTAACCACTGGGAAATTATTCTTATTTTACTTAGATAGAACAAATGTCAACATAGTATCTTACATAGGAACTATAAATTATACCACTGGTATTTTGAATATAGATAATATAAATGTATCTTCAACATTAAAACCAAATAATATTATTGAAATTGAAGCAACTCCATATTCAAATGATATTATTGCTAAAAAATCCATTTATCTTAAATTAGATATTGGAAATAGTTCAATACAAATGAAAAAAGATATTATTTCTTCTGGTGAAAATACATCTGGTAGTACATTCAACCCAGAATCAAGTTATCTGTCTGAAACTAAAATAAGAAATTAAAATGAATCAGGAAAATAAAGTAGTTAAAATTAGTGATGTAATTCAAAATCAAATACCAGAGTTTATTCTTTCTGAAAACCCAAACTTTTCAGAATTTTTAGAACAATATTATGTTTCTCAAGAATTTCAAGGTTCTTCAATTGATATTGCAGAAAATTTAATATCATATAAAAATCTTGATAGTTTTGATATTACAAATTTAATTTCAAGCACTATTTTATCTTCTGATGTAGAATTTTTTGACGATGTAATAAATGTAGATTCTACTTCTGGTTGGCCAAAGGAGTATGGTCTCTTAAAAATTGATAATGAAATCATCACTTATACTGGAATAACATCAACATCTTTTACTGGATGTATCAGGGGTTTTAGTGGAACCTCCTCTTTAACTGAAGAAAATAACCCAGAATTTTTAGTATTTTCACAAACTGAATCGAGTGAACATTCTTCTGGGACAACAGTTAAAAATTTAAGTAATCTTTTCTTAAAAGAATTTTTTACAAAAATTAAATATCAATTTACTCCAGGTTTTGAAGAGGTTGAATTTTCACCAAAAATAAATCCACAAAATTTTATCAGTAAATCCAAAACATTCTATCAAACAAAAGGAACAGAAGAGTGTTTTGAAATACTCTTTAAATTACTGTATGATGAAGATGTAAAAATTATAAAACCAGATGATTATTGTTTTACCCCATCTGATGATAAATGGAGAGTTGTAGAAACTTTTGTTTGTGAACTTGTAAGTGGAAATCCTCTTTTATTAAAAGGACAAACATTATATCAAAATAGTTTCCCAGAATATAATATAGAAAATGCTAATGGTTCAATTTATAGTGTAGAAAAATTTAATACAAACAATAATTTATTATACACACTTCAAATATTTTCTGGATATTCTAATAATTTAAATCCAAAAGGAAGTATTGAAGGAACATTTTCTTCTACTCCCAATACTTATGTTGTAGAAGATATTATTTCAGGTTCCAATTATATTACTGTAGATTCTACTGTTGGATTTGGAAACTCTGGAAAATTAGAAATTAATGGATTAGTTATTACTTATACAGATAAAACTAATAATCAATTTTTAAATTGTTCTGGAATTTCTAATAGCATTCAACAAAAATCAAAAGTTTTTTTTGATCATTATGTTTATGCATATGAAGAAAATTCTTCAAACGTAGTGAAGTTTAAATTACACAATGTTTTATCAAAATTAGAATCTTCAAATGTTTTATATTCTTATGATGGAGATCCAATTCAAATAGATCATTTAGGTTCAACTGAAAGTTCTATATTTTTAAATTCTTTAATTTATAATGTTCCTTCATCAATTTATTGTGGACTTGCTGTATCTAATTTAACTAGTCAAATTAGATCAAATCAATCTGAAGGATTTTCTATTTTAAATGGGAACGCTCTCTGCAAGGTTCCTCATTATTTAAATCCTGGAGATAAAGTTGATTTATATGTTAAAAATAGCAATGCTAAAATATTAGAAAATTTACCTGTTAATATTTTATCTAAAAATGAATTTGCAGTTTCAACATCAGGAATACAAAATTCTTTACTTAATAAAGGTATTGTTTTTAAAAGAAAAGTAAAAAAATCTTTATATCAAAATTTAAATTTAACTGCAAATATTCAAGATTCTTATGTAAATTCTGACCATACTTATTTGACTTCAAATGGTTTGCCAGATTATGAAATAGTTCCATTAACTTTTGATAAACAATTTAATTCTATAGATCAATATACTTTTAATTGTAATGGACAACATTACTTTAATTCTGGCGAGGAAGTTAGTATAGTCAGTTATGCATCTATAGGCAACTTTAAAAATAACATTGGAATAAAAACAGGAAATTCATATTTTATAAAAGAAATTGGAGAATTTAAAAATCAAATTAGTATTTGTGAGTCTAGAGCGAATGTAGCAATCTCATCTTACATTCCACTTATTGAGTATGATGGTTTTGGTAATGAATCTGGAAAAGTTAGTAGTATTACTGTTATACCAACTTCTCAATATAATAGAAATTTTGAATCAAGTAAATTATTTAAAAAATTTACAAAATCACTAGAAATATCAAAAACAAAAGAAGAAACTCAACCAGGAAATATTGGCGTTTTTGTAAATGGAATTGAATTAAAAAATTATAAATCTTTTAGTAAAATTTATTATGGCCCAATAGAATCAGTAGATGTGTTAAATTTTGGATCTGGGTATGATTTACTCAATCCTCCAAGATTTAAAGTAGAATATGAAAATCAAGAGTATTCAGACACTAAAATTATCCCACAATTAAAGGGAAGACTTGTAAGTCTTTCAGTGACTGATCCTGGATTTGACTATGTAGAAGTTCCATCAGTAAAAATTTTAGGAGGAAATAACTCTACAACTGTGGTTGGAGTTAAAATGAAAAAGGTGATTCATCAAGTTGAATTCAATGCAACTACAAAAGATACCATTATTGATACTATCAATAACACATTTACTTTTAAATCAAAACACAGATTTATTACTGGAGAACCAGTAATATACAAAACAAATAATACAAATCCCATAGGAATTGGTACAGATGTTTCTGGAGGTTATCTTTTAAATAATTCAATTTATTATGTGTCTAATATTGGCGCAGGAACTTCTATGTCTCTTGCATACAATAAAGATGATGCATTTTCTGGAACTAATTTAATAAACTTAAGAACCTTTGGAGGAGGATTTCAAAGTTTTACCTCTACAGTTTCTAAGCAGGGAATTGATGAAGTAACCATTATTCAAAATGATAAAGACTTTGAATATAAAAAAATATCTTTTATCGATTTAGATGTTAATACTCAAGATGACATAATCACAGTAGAGAATCATGGATTCTCTACTGGAGATGAAGTTCTTTATGATTGGAGCGTTGTTCCAGGATTTTCATTTAGTGGAAGTTCAATCCAAGGTTTGGTAAGATATCAGTATTATTATATTGTTAAAATTGATGAAAATAGATTTAAGTTATCATCAACAAAAAATGAAATTAATTATGTAAATTTTATTTCAACAAAATCAACTGGAATAAATTATTTGGAATATTCTCCAATAAGAGTTGAAATTTCAGGTTCTACTACAATAAATGGTCTATCTGATATAGGATACAGTGCTACAATAGTTCCAATTGTTAGAGGAACTGTAGTAGGGGCAAATATTCAAAGAAATCCCAATATAACTTTAAATACTGGAAAGTTATTAATAGATAAATTTGGATATAAAAATATTATAAACTATGAAAAATATCCAGATTTAAAAATAATAGAAGGCGAGGGTGCATCTTTCGAACCAATAATAATAGATGGAAAAATTTTAAAAGTTATAGTTAAAAATTCAGGATCACAATACTTTAATTCATTTGATCTTGTAGTTGATGGTGATGGATTTGGAGCATCTCTTCAAGCAATTGTTTCCAATGGATCTATAACTGATGTAAAAGTAGTTAATGGTGGAGTATTATATAATTCAAGTAATACTTTTATTAAAATAGTTCCAGTTGGAACAAATGCTAAACTAAAAGCAAATTTAACCTCTTGGACAGTTAATCAAGTAACAAAAAATGTAGATATTGAAGATATTGAAGATGGTGCAATTTTTGGTAAAAATTATTCATACTATGGAAATACTTATGGAGTATATTTTTTAAATACAAAATTAAAAAATCTTCTTGGTATAGAAAATTCTCCCACAAAACATTCTCCCATAGTTGGATGGTCTTATGATGGGTGTCCAATTTATGGACCTTTTGCTTATGCAAATGCAAATGGATCTGGTGGTATAGTTAAAATGAGAAGTGGATATTCATACAAAGGAACTTTAGGAAGTCAATTAAAGTGCGTAGAAGAATATGTATTTGAAAGTTTAGGAACTTTAGATAAGTATAATGGAAGATTTTGTGTCACTCCAGAATATCCAAATGGCGTTTATGCTTATTTTTGTACATTTGATGAAAACAATGTTCCAGAATTTCCATATGTTATTGGCCCACAATACAATTGCGTTCCAATAGAAGAAAACTTTAACTTAAAAAATAATCAATCATTAAATTTCAATGATTTAAACATTGTCAAATACACATCTCCATATAGAGTAGAAGATAAGTCTTATAAGTATGAATATTTTGATTTTTCGAATAGTGATAAAGATATCATTGTTGAATCATCATCAACAGGATTTGTTGATGAAATTGAAATTTTAGATGGAGGGTTAAATTATAAAGTCAATGATTCTATTATTTTTAATAATGATGGAACTTCTGGATTTGGTGCTATAGCAAAAGTATCTGAAATTTCTGGTGTTGAAATATCTACAATAACCAGTCAAAGCACTTCTTTATCACAAATTACTTTTGTTTCTGATGGCAATGTAGTAACTGGAATAGCATCTACTTATCATTCATTAAAAAATAATGCATTTGTAAAAATAACTGGTATTTCTACAAATTCTTTTGAAGAAGTAGAAGGATTTAGAAAAATAAAAGTTGTGCCATTAAATATTAATTTAACATCTGGTATTTCATCTTCATTAACTACAGGAATAGTCACATCAATTAAAGTTAACCTACCAGTAAAATCTTTTAATGTTGATACATATCTAAAAATCAATTCTGAGATAATTAAAGTTATTGGGGTAGATATTAAAAATAATTTATTGAATATTTTAAGATCTCCATCAGGACCATCTTATTCAATAGGTCAAACTATTACATCATTACCAAATACGTTTACTTTTTCTGCAAAAAACTTTGAAAATTCTTATTATGAATTAAACACCTCATATTATTTTACTCCTGCAAACTCTGTATCTTTAGGAACTTCCACAACTCCAGGAATAGGAAATACTTTACAGATATATCCATTAGGTGATGGAATTCCATATATCAAGTATGTCTTTACTGGAGGAATTTATTTACCAAATAATAATTTTAAGACTGGTGATAAAGTAATTTACAGTTATGAAGGATCTACAGTAGAAACTAATTATGGCAATTTAGATTCATTCTCAAATCTTTATATAATAAAATTAGATCCTGATGTAGTGGGAATAGTAACAGATAAATCTCACATTTCAAGTCCAGATAAAGTTTTAACATATACTTCATCTGGACTTGGAGCACTACATAAATTTACAACTGATAGGAACATTATAACTGGTTCAATCATTTCTAGTGAATGTAATGTCTCAACAGCATCCTCTCACGGATTATCTGAAGGGGATTTAATTAGATTAAATGTATTGTCAGGAATAACCACTACATTTACAGTTACATATTCAAATAATAGAGTTTTAATAAATTCTGAAATTAATCCTAAAATAGATGTTTTTGCTAATGATAAAGTTATATTTGACATATCTTCACCATCTTTAAGTGGAAAAGAATTTAATTTATATCTAGATGAAAATTTTTTAAATCCATATGTAGGAAATTTTGTTAATGGGGTGGAAATTGTAAAAACTATCTCTCAGTTAATTTTAACCATTTCTGATAATACACCAAAAACTCTTTTTTACAATTTGAGTGATACTATCACTGATATGACAGTATCTAATTATAATAAATTAATTATAAATGATAGTGCTTATAATACAGAATCAATTGTTACACCTATAGACAACTATACATTCAAATTTAATTTAAACACTATATCAGAAAGAACATCCTACACAACACCATCAATTTTATCATATAATGTTTTGTCAGAAGGTCCTGTTGGAGAAATTTCTAAAGTTCAAATTTTATCAAAGGGGTCTAATTATAAAAAACTTCCCCAAATAATTTCAATTTTAAGTGAAAATGGAACTGGTGGAAATTTAATTCCCAATAGTATTTCCATAGGAAAGATTAATAGTACAAAAGTTAATAATGATAGATTTATTTGCCCATCAGACAAAACTTTAAAACTAAAATCCAATATATTTTCAGTTTTAAAATTAAAAGATAATTATACTGTAGATTCTTTAAATATTACTTCAGGTGGAAAAAATTATATTACAGAACCAAAAATAAAATTATATAATTCAAAAGAAGATAAAATTGTTGAAGATTTTTCTGCTTCTGCAAAATTAAAAAATAATTCAATAAATGAAATTACCATTTTAAATTCTGGTAGTGGATTAAAATCTGATGATAATAAAATTGTTGTAACAAACAATACAAATGGATTTAAAATTATAAATGTTTCTGTTTCAGGAACATCACCATATTTGATTACATTAACTATTAAAACACCAATCGCTGGATTTAGTACTTCAAATCCTCTACCAATTTCAGTTGGGGATGAAATTTATGTTGAAGGCATATCTTATGTTGGAAATGGATTCAATTCAAGTGATTATGGATATAATCCATTTACAGTGACATTTGTAAATCCTGCATATGGGTCTCAAGATGCTGCTGTTGTCAGATATGAATTAACATCAGATCCAGGATCATATAATAGTGCTGAAACTTATAATGCTTCAGTAATTCCTTATACATATATTCCAAAAATAGAATCTATTCTTAAGCAAAGTGTATTTTATAATAAAGAAACAGTAAAAAATACTAAAATAATTGATAATGATAAAAATTCTCCAATTTTAAATTTACTAAAAGTAAAAGAATCTAAAGATTTTGTAAAAGGAGAGATTGTATCAGGAAATTCATCTAAATCTAAAGGAAAAGTAGTTAAAATTGAAAACTTCAATTCTAATTTTACTTCAGATTATAGTGTTTCTAAAATTTTGGGAGGTAACGAAAATAGAGGATATCTTTCATCAAATATTCAAAAACTTTCGGATAACGATTATTATCAAAAATTTTCTTATTCACTGAAAAGTAAGAAACAATACAGTGATTGGCAATCTATAGTATCAGACACTTCTCACATTGCTGGATGTAAGAAATTTAGTGATCTTTCAATAGAAATCGTTGGAATTGGAACAACACAATCTATTAAAACAGATTCTGGATCTACTATTAATTTGATATTAGATTCTTATGCAAATATAAATTCTATTGCAGATTATGATTTAGTTAATGAAATTGATTTAGAAGATAATAACTATGAACATACAGAATATTTGAGATTCAATAGACTAAAATTAGGAAATAGTATAAAATCAAAAGATAATAGAGTTTTATCAATAGATGATATCTCTTCTTTATTCATTAATGAATCTATTGTGCCAAAAATAGACTTAGATAATGTTTTGTCTTCAAGTAGTACAATTTTAAAATATGAATTTTATTTAACATCATCAAATTCATTTTTAGGTGAATTAATTTACCCAGAAACCTTTGAACTTCTTGTTAGTAGAGATAGTACAAATTCATATTTAACTGCATACTCTCATTATTTTGATTCTGAAAATTTAGATGCAAATCCATTTTTTGGAACTTTTAGTGTAGAGACTAATGAGGAAAACTCCAACGAATTTATTTTAAAATTTACTCCAAAAAATCCATTTATTTCTGTAGATATTAAAGCAATAAAAGAAACTGTTCCAAACACAGTTGGAATAGCTACTACTACTTTTGGATATGTTAAAAATGTTGAAATTTGCCAACAGTATAATGGAAGTGGAACTGAAGTATTTTATTCTATACCATCTTCAGAATGTAAATCTGGAACAATAATAATTGGAATATCTTCAAGTTTAAATAATGTAGAAAAATCTTTTGAAGCATCATTTGTTGATACTGATCAAGATATATTAGTAAATAGGTATGCAGAAAATACTTTAAAAGAATTGGGTGCAGTTGATGTATCTAGAAATGGATCTAATATAGAATTTAAATATACTGGAGTAGGAATTGGAGTCACTCTTCAATCTAATTTAAAATTACTGACTAATACATATTCTGGATTTGATTCTATTACAAAAACTGTTTTAAAACTTTCAAGTTCAAAAGTAACTACAAATGAATCATCAACAGGAATAACAACAGTTTCTGCGACATATGGATACACAAAGTATGTGATTGAAATTGAACAAAATACAGGAATTTCTACTCAAAGATCAATTGTACAAATAAATTCTATCCACTCTGGAAATTATTTAAATAATACTGTTTATGATTTTAATGGTAATATTGATATAAATGATTTAATTTTTAAAACTTCTTATAACATTGCACAAAATAATTACACTTTATCTTTTGATCCAGTGACTTCTGGAACTTATAATATAACAATTTACGAATCAAGTTTAACATCTCCTAATTAACAATAAATACCATTAAAAATGCCAATTTCAGAAATAGGTGTAATATATTCTCCTCCCATTTATGGAAGGACTTCATTTCCTTTAAAACATAAAGGAGATCCAATTTTTTATAAAATTTTTAATGCTGAAGATTTAGGAACTGTAATCTTAAATCAAAATACTAATATTAGACAAATTGAAAAAAATGTATTGATTATTCCCAATCATTTTTTTAAAACTGGAGAACCTCTAAAATATTTCAATAATGGATCTTCTATAGGAATAGCAGCTACTAGTCCAGGGGCAGCAGGAATAACTACTTTACCAGAAATAATTTATCCTATAGTTTTAGACAAAGATACTTTTAGAGTTGCTTTAGCTTCTTCTTATGCCAATAGTAATGATTATGTTATAATTGATTCTCTTGGAATAGGAACTCAACACTCTTTAGAAGCATTTAAGCAAAATTCAAAATCTTTAATTACTATCAATAATATAATCCAATCTCCAATATCTGTAGCATCTACAGTTAAAGTACTATCTCACACTGAGAATATATTAGAACTTGAAAGTTTACAAAATATAAAAGTCAATACTTGTTTAAGAGTAGGAAATGAAATAATAAAAGTTTTATCTATAAATTATGATACTAATATTTTAAATGTTGCTAGAGGGTCTTCTATTCTTGGAACAGAAAGCATTATTTTTTCATCTTCATTAGATGGAAGTTATATTGATGTTTTATCTGGTAATTATAACATTATAAAAGATGTCATTTATTTTGACGAACCTCCATTAGAGGGAAAAAATTTAACTTATAAAGTACCCACTAGTGATATTTTTTATGATACTTATAGTTTTAATTTAGTTACAGATGTTTTAGTTACTGGAACTCAAGTTTTAATTTTGTGGGAAACTCCACCTCAAGGAATTTTAAAACAAAAATATTATTACATAATAAAAAATTCTGAAAATAATTTTAGTTTTGCTGAAACTTATGGTAATGCAATAAATGGGACTAAAATACAATTTTTAAATACATCTGAAGATGGTTTTCCAATTACTAATTTTAAACTTTCATATTTTTATCCCAGTGAAGAAAATACATTTAATGGGAGAATTTTTTTAAGATCAAATTATGATGGAAATGAAATTTTTGATGATGTTTCTGAACAATTTACAGGTATTTCAAGTTCATTTGAATTAAAATCTTCAGGAGTAAGCACAGTTGGGATTAAAAGTGATAATGGAATAGTTTTAATTAATAATATTTTTCAATATCCTGGATCTGATGAAGTATTTTCATTTGTAGAGTCTGGAGCTAGTACATTTTTAAATTTTGTAGGATTTGGAACTACAGGATTTACTGGGAAAAACTATGATGTTAATGTTAAAGGATATCCAAGAGGTGGAATAATAGTTTCATATGGAACAACATCAGGATCTAACTACCAAATTTCAACTTCTTTTTACAATGTTTCAGTTTCAGGATCTGCATCTGGTATAGGTGCATCTGTTTCATTTGATACTGATCAATATGGAAATGTGACCAACTTTAAATTCACAAATCGTGGATATAATTATAAAGTTGGTGAAATTTTAGTTCCACAAAATACTACAGGAATTGGGACAACTAGTACTCAGTCTCAAGATGATAAATTACACATTAGAGTTGAACAAACTACAAAAGACACATTTAATGCTTGGAATATAGGTATACTTGATAAACTTGATGATATTTCAAGTAAAATAGACGGATCTAGAAAAACATTTTATTTAACTAAAAATGGACAAAGAATTAGTTTAGGTGCTGATGTAGAATATGAAATAGATTTTCCATATAATTTATTAATATTTGTAAATGATGTTCTTCAAATTCCAAATTCATCATATCAATTTAATGGAGGGTCTATAATTACTTTTACTGAACCAATTCCAAAGGAAAGTAATGTAAAAATTTATTTTTATAAAGGTTACATTAATGATACATTTGTTGATACAAGTCTTTCTAAGATAAAGGAAGGTGATGTATTACAATTAGTAAAAGACATTTATAATTCTACTCCAGTACAACAAAAAGAAAGAATTGTTAAAGAATTTGTAAATGCTGATGTTTTGAGAACAAATATTTATTCTGATGCTGGATTATCTGATAATTCATCTCAATTTAGATCTATAACTTGGACTCCTCAAAAAACAGATTTAATTTTAGATGGTACTTATGTAAGTAAATCTAGGGATGAACAAAACGCTGGCATAACAACATTTACAAAACTAATTAGTTATGTTGGAGTTGGATCTACTGCTGTTGGCATATCAACAATTTTAGGAACTTTTGTAGGAGTTAATACTAATATAATTGGAATTAATACTAATTCTGGAATAGGTTCTTTAGCACAAATCAATGATTATGTTGAATCAACATATGTAGATTTTGGTATAAAGATAGTAGGCATAGGAACAAGTTCTATATCAATTTCCACAACCTCCAATTCTCCATCTGGAATCAATACTATTCCAATTACATTCTATCGTGTCAACGTCTAAATAACAATAAATAACGACCAAAAAATGGCTGTAGTAACAGATAAATTAAGAATATTAAATTGTTCTAATTTTGTCAAAGATATTGAAAATGGGGGATACTATACTTTTATAGGATTTCCTAATTCTAACTCTTTATATCCTGACTGGGATTCAAGTCAACCAAATCCCATAGACAATGATTTTTATTTGAACTCATATAGAGATAACATTTTAGGTGTAAAAAAAATAACAACTTCTGATGTGATTAGAGTTATCCCAAAAATTACTTGGACCAAAGGTAGAAAATATGAAATGTATAGACATGATTATAGTATACATAATCTCACACCAGTAACTTCTTCAACAAGACTCTATGATTCTTCTTATTATGTAATGAATAGTGAATATAGAGTTTATATTTGCATTAATAATAACTCATTGATTTCAAATTCTAATACTGGCAATGTTTCTACTCAAGAACCATTGCATACTGACTTATCCCCAAGATTAGAGTCTGATGGATATATTTGGAAATATCTTTATACATTATCTCCAGGAGATGTTTTAAAGTTTGATTCTACTAATTACATAAGCGTTCCAAATAATTGGAAAACAAGTAGCAATTCTGAAATTGGAAGAATAAGAGAAGCAGCAGTTTCTGGAAAAATTGAAACTGTTATTGTAGAAAATAACTCTTCTCAGTATCCATACGTTGGAACACTACTTAGTGTTCCAATTAAAGGTGATGGATCTGGGGCTGAAGCTTCTGTAGAATTTGATGAAAATGGAAGACCAGTTAAGGTAATAGTCACTAATGGTGGAAGCGGATACACATTTGCAACTTTAGATTTAGAG